GTGATAATCGACGACGACCGTCAGCGCCGGCCGGGTACGGTCTTCGCAGGCGAAGATGACGCTGTCCTCGTCCTTGAACCGATTGGCATGGTCGATCAGGCTGTCGAGCGAGGTGAGCGTGGCCGTGCCGGTGCGGCTGATCGGCGTGACGCGATAGTCGTCGAACGCCGACGCCGGGATGATCTTCGGCCCGGCGGGCGTCAGCGTCGCCGGCGCATCGACGCCGCTGATCGGGTCGGTGAGAGTGATGACCTCGGCGGGCCGGACGTAATCCTCGACGAGCGACCGCACGTCGCGGACGATGCCGACGATGCCATTATCTTCGATATCCATTGTCATGGTCTCCTATGGTCGATCAGGCATCGCGCATGCGGGCGGACCCGCTGCTCGCGTCACGAATGCCGAAAAGCTGCTGTTGACCCGGGCGCGTGCGGGTGAAGCGGTGATCCTCGGTCGTCCACAGGATCGACTTGGCGCGGCGGTCGGCCGGCTCCGTCACCTTGTAGGCGGACTTGATCTCGGTGACGCCGCCATCCTGCGAGATGTCGAGCGTGATGGTGACCTTGCCCTTGGCCTTGCCGCCGTTCGCCCAGGCGGACTCGTTCAGCTTGGCGGACAGCCCCTTGATCGCCTGATAGCAATCGGCGTCGAACTGCCCGTCTTCCAGGGTGCGGACGAACTCGCCCAGCGTGTTGCAGGCGCCGGGCACATGCCCGCCGTCCGCCGCGCGCTGCGCGACATAGGGATCGTCCGCCGGGGCGGTCGCGTCATTCATCGGTCTTCTCCTTGAACAGGGTGGGGTCGGCGTCGTGCAGGCCCTGCTCAACCTGCTCGACAAAGGCTTGGACACGGACGGTCAGGAGCGAGCCGCTTTCGGCATCGACCCGGCCGGTCGCGATCATGTTGGTGACGCCGGCCGCATGCTCGCGGCCGAACGCGGCGATGCGCGCGCGCTCGGCCGCGACGGCCTGGGCAGTCACCTCGGCGAAGGTCCGGCGGCGGTAGCGTGGCATTACGCGGCGCGCTCCTGATCCTGCTCGATATCGAGGAGGTCGAAAAGCGACGGCACCGCGCGCTGATCTTCGGCTTCGCGCAAATAGCTGACGCTATGCGCCCAATATTCGGGGTTGAGCTCGCTGCCCGCGCCGCGCCGGCCGGACAGGATCGCGCGCATCGGGACGGTGCCCAAGCCACAGAAGGGATCGAATACGAGGTCGCCCCGTGTCGAGTAGCGCTCGATCAGGCGATCGACGATATCGAACTGGAGCGGACAGACGTGCTTTTCCCGGCCCTTCTGCACCTGATCGGCGTTGAGGGTTCGCATCCGCACGACGTCATCCCAGACGTGGGGATGATGGCTGCCAGGGTCGAGCGCCATGAAGGTGCGAGGCAAGTGCCCGCGCGCATCGTTACCGGCTCGCGCGTCGATCGCGTTGCCGATATCGACATGGGCACGGAAGCTGTAGATGAGCTCGCGGCTCTCCTCACGGAACCGTTTAGCGATCCGACCGACGGCCATTTCGGTGTAGCGCTCGCCGACCTCCCATAGCTCTTCCCAGATGAGGGCGCGTTCGCCGCTGGATCGCCAGAAGGCGTGCGCATCAAGTTGCCACTGCGCCAGGCTGTAGCCCTCTGCGTCCTTGACCACCGGCGTATCGGCATAGCCGCGCGAGCGATCGGTCTGGGGCTTGCGCATCAGCAGCACATATTCCGGGCTTCCCACGCCCATCTTCGTGCCGTCCTTCAGCATCTCGCTATACGAGAGCCGATAGGTCTGGTTGTTCTCGCGCACCACGTCGGTGACCACGGTGATCATGCCGAGGAACTGGAAACCGTGCGCCATGTAGTGCGCGATGCATTTGGCGTGGAAAGGATTGACCGTCGGGACGCCCTCGCCGGTCACAGAGCCGAACAGGATCCGGTCCTTGACGTGGATGCAGGCAAGCCGGCCGGGCGCGAGGGCGCGCAGCAGGTTCGGCGTCAGATAGTCCATCTGCCCGAAGAAGTGAGCGTCGTCGTCGGTATGACCGAAATCGTTGTAGCTCGGCGTATATTCATAGTGGTTGCTGAAGGGGATCGAGGTGACAATCAGGTCGATTGATCCCTCCTCCAGCCGGGCGGCTTCATCGACGCAGTCGTTGTGGGCCAAGCGCCAGCCATCGCCAGACATCTCGCGCCGCTCGCACCCGATCGAGCGCTTGACCAGCTCCGCCGCCGCGCCATGGATCAGGCCATAGCGGCGGATGAGATCGGACATGGTCGCCCGGAACTCGTCGTCGCGCGCCCATTTGGCCTGAAGCTCGCGCACGACCTCGGCTTCCGTCTCGGCATGGATGATGTCGATCTCGACCGGGTGCGCCTGGCCGAACCGCTGGATGCGGTGGATCGCCTGGATGAAATCCCGGAATTTGAAGCCGACGCCCGCGAAGATCGCTCGGTGGCAATGGCGCTGAAGGTTGACGCCGCCGCCCAGCATCACAGGCTTGGCGGCGATGATGCCGAGATCGCCATCGGCGAAGCGTTCAACGATATCCTCACGCTCGGCGAGCTTCTGCGATCCATAGACCGCTTCGGCCATGGGGAGCGCCGCCTCGATCGCGCGCCGCTCATCCTCCAGGTCGTGCCAGACGATGAAGTGATCGTCGGGCGCGCCAGCAACAATCTCGGCGACCTTGGCGATGCGCTCGCCCAGCGTTCGCCGCTTCTCGCGCGATGCCTCCACAATGCCCAGGGCATTATCGCGGATCAGCCGGCGCTGGCCGTCACGCTCCTCGCCCTTGTCCGAGAGGTCGGCCTGCACGCTGTGCCAGCGCACGGTGATCGGCGGTAGCGCGTAGCCGTCATCGGAAAAGCCGAGGTCGGACGGGCTCTGAATGCACACCGCCCAGCTGTTGACCCACGTCCAGAACTCATCGACCTTGTGCGGGTAGAGGGTGAGATCGCCCGCTTTCTCGCTGTTGCGCTGGAAGAAGCGGGTGAGCGCCTGGCCCGTGTCCATGATGCCGAGGAAGCCGGCATAGTGGATCATCTCCTTGTAGCGATTCGGCGCCGGCGTCGCGGTGGCGACGTGGCGATAGGGGATGGCCTCGAAAAGCGGCAGAAACTCCTGATAGGTCTTCGACCCGTAGGACCGCAGCACGTCCGCCTCGTCGAGGCTGGCCCAGCCGAACCGATCGATGGAGATCTTGCCCTCGCGAACGCTCTCGTAGTTCGTCAGGAAGATCGGAGCCGTCCGGCTCTCCGTGCGCCGCGACGCGGCGAGCGCCGTGTCGATCTCGTCGTCGGACTGGACGAACGCCACAGCGATGCCGAGCAGCGCCGCGTCTCGAATGAACTCGCGGCGGACATTGAGCGGCAGAACGATCAGCCCGTAGACTTCCGCCTTCCGGCAAATGATCGACCCGATCAGCAGCTGCTGCATGGTCTTGTGCAGGCCGAAGCTCTCGAACAGGCCGCGCCGGCCGCCCTCGACCGCCCATCGCACGACATGACGGACGTGCGGCTTCATCTCGCGGCCATCGGTCAAATGGGTGGGTATCTCGTCGAGCGAGCAGGGCAGGCCGGCCGGCAACGCCAAAGGCGCCTTCGCCTCCAGAAAGGCGCGATAATCAGGACGCAGAAATTCGATCGCGGAACCGGCATCGACCGGCGCCGCGCCAATGGCGCTCAGCATGGTTCACTCCTGGGCGCCCGGCGCCCGCTCAAATTATCAGACCGCGTCGTGCAGCCTCACCTCGTCGCGCCGCCGCTCCAGCATCGCCGCAGCCTTGATGATCTTGTCGATTGCGCCGGCCTGATCGAGCGTGCGGACATCCCTGTCGCAGCACACGCCGTCGCCCAGCGTCTCCATCAGCAGCGGCAGGACCTGCGCGAAATCCATCGGCACCTGGCCCATGCCCGCATAGCAGACAGCGCCGGCCGGCACCGCCTTCGCGCCGATAAGCGCGAGGACGGTGCCCAGCGCATCCGAGCCGAAAGACTTGCCCAGCGCGAGCATAGCCACCGCGCCAAGGCCGCCCTTCTTGTTCCGGGCGTTGCCGACCGTCGCCGCGCTGATGCCCAGCACGTCGGCCATGTCCTGATCGGTCAGCCCCTCGCGCGCCTGGCATGCCGCCATCGTGCGGCTCACCGCCTCGCGATAAGAATTCTGTGTGAGCCGGGGGATATTGCCCACAACATTGGGCGCGCCTGCGCGTAGGACGGGATCATGATCCAGCAAGCCCGACATCACGCCGCATCCTTCACAGCATGGGGGCAATCACTGATCGAGCAGGCCCGGATGCCGACGTCGTCGAG